ACTTTACGTAAATCTTTAATAGGTATGGCTACTTGGTCTAATCCTTCTAACTCGTCAATGATGTTGTTCAAACGTCTATATTCGTTTGAGCCTTCTAGTTGTTTGTCCATCTTACGAGTTATGGCTTTTATCTTATCCTTTTGTGTCATAGCATCAACATTCTTAATTGCATTTGCTACTGTGTATTCATCACCCAAGTTCATAATATCTATCGGCTCATCTGCTTGTCGAACCATATCATCAACTTTGGATTGATATTTATCTCTAAAGAATGTTGCTACATCTTTTAACCATTCGTTATGCTCGTCTTTCTTCCATCGTTTAGGCGCAGGACCAAACTTCTTACGAATATCATCTGAATATTGATACCACATCGAATGATTGTAAATTTGTCTTGCTTGTCCTGTTACACTATCTTTCTTAGAAAAATCATCCCAACGTCTCGCACTATTTTGTAAATCAGCATATTGCAATTCTAAGCGATGGAAATCCCAAAGTTTTTTATTTTTGGCAAATGGTCTTTGGTCATCAATAAGAGTCTTTCTCAGGCTACCCATAAACTCTCTACTCATTGAGCCACCGTTCATCCACCCCTCTATTTGCTGAATACCGTGTTGTAGTTCATGAATTAGACTACTCATATGTGTTCTGTTCAGACCTCTAACAGGGTCTACATATAAATTAATAGCGCCTGTTACAGGATTAAACGATGCTCGTGAGCCACTTATTCGCATATCTGTACCATCAAGCGCTCTTGCGCCACTACCGATATTTACCGTGTAATCTTTTAATTGTGGATATTGTTTAAACAACTCATCGTGCTTTATCAAGTCTCCTAATCGAGCCGTAAACAACCTTGTTCCATCACCTGTTGTATATGTTAAGTCGCCTTTATCATATAACTCTAAGTTGTTCTGTGGACCATACTCAGAACGTAGTGCCTCATGCGTTTCTTTAATTCGTTTATTCAAATAGTTTGGACTAGCAAATATCGCCTTTGAATCATCTATTTCAAAAGTCCAATTATCATCAGGGAGTCTTTGCCATCCTGTCTCTTGCCAAATAACTTTTTCCGTATATGGTGAGAAAAAACCATCGTCTCTTTCTTTTTGCATCTGCTGTGCTTTTTCAAGACCTGTAGGTGGATTTTTTGCGCTTGGACCTGCAAACAACTCTTTACGACCACCATCTTTAACAGTGCCTAGTGTTGTCATCTCAAGTAGGCTGTCTGTTGCCTTTTCAAGAGGCTCGCCTAATGAACCTGATTTAACAGCATCTACTACCGCTTCTCCACCTGTCTTAGCAGTTCGTACTGCCAATGCTGCGCCCCATGTTATCGGAATTAACTCCAACATTGCTTGTGATGGGTTTTGTGATACGTGTTGCTTATAGCCTTCCCAAGAGCCATAAGTTTCTTTTAAGCCCTCCCACATATCAACAGCCATCTTTCTTGATTCTTCTTCACTTCTAAAACCAAGAGCCTTGTCTATCTTCTTATTAAAGTTGGCTAACGCAGGAAACTTTTCGTCAAAACTCTTTATTGTTCCTTCACCAAGTAATCCATCCACACCATATTCTGCTATAGCGCCTGCGCCCATATCTATGACTTGTTTAATAAACTCTATAGGCTCGTCTACGATTTGATTAAGCGCCAGTAAATCACCTGCTACAGACTCATTCATATTCTCTGACGCAATATTAAGCGTTTGACCTAATTCTGCGCCCTTCTCTCTAGCCTCTTTAGGCGAATCAATATACTTTGTATAGTAATTATTTATAGCGTCATACACGCCTTTGGCATCGCCACCAAATGCCTTGGCAGACTCTACAAACATATTAGCGCCTTGTTCTGTCATATCCCAAGCACTAGAGGCTGTATCTGTAATGCCTGTTCTTATTGATTGAGCAATCTCTTCTGAATCTCTCCACTTCTCTGCCTGAGTTCTCGTGTCAGGCTTGTTGAAGTCTGAGTATAAGTCTTGAGCGCCTTGATAAACATCTGAGCCTAACTCTTTAGCACCCTCATATAAATCAGTAGCACCTTCTGCAATATTGCCACCTAGGTTTCTTACAAAGTCTTGTGATTGTCTAGTGATGTCCTGATTCTTTTCTAACCATGAAGTTTGTGGAGTTTGTGGCTTAGGTGTGGCTACATTGGCTACATCTCTATCTTGCATCATTAGTCTGTCTAATGTGTTCTGATTCCTTAAATTCTCATCATAGGTTGTTTCACCTGATACGTTTCTTGAAATAGGATTGCCGAAGTCGTCTGTATTGTCATTAACCAACTTATCCACAGAGTTTTCCACATTGTTCATAGATGAACGATACTTGTCTAAGAATCCACCCATACCAATCTGATTCATAGCACCTTCAAACTCTGCCTCACTGATTTGTTTTCTAGCGCCTTGCTCTGCTTTCCAATCTTGCATAATGCCACGAGCATCACCTGTTGAACCCATGTCTGTGAATGTGCCTTGCTTGTTATCAGTCAGAGGTGGATACATGTTCCAATACTCGTCTTGTAATTGCTGTTCATAGGTCGGGTTAGGTTGCTCTACCCGAGGTGCTTGTTGAATAGGTTGCTGTACTTGGGCTACAGGCGGTTGGGTTACAGGTTCTACCCGAGGTGTCTCAATAGGTTGTTGTGATAATAATCCTTGGACTTCTGATGTTGGAACTTTAGTAGGTACACCGTCAATCTCTATTAATGTCCATCCACCTTCAGGTTCTTTCTCGTAATCATGTTTGAACTCAGGATAGTAGCCTGAACCGTAGTTTAAAGAAGATTCGCTTGGATAGCCATAATTGATTAAACCCATAAAAATACCTGAATTGTGGTTAATATAGACGCTATATTACCATATCATACGATGCCTTTTACGTTTCTTTTCAATGACTTACCCCATGATTCAGCCATAGGTCTGTAACCGATTGCTAGGTATCTAAAAGCATCTGCTCCATGAGATGACCAATCATGTCTTGGTCTACTACGCCACGTCTTTCCATTCTCATCATAATCACGTGAATAGTTAATCAAACAGTCAATACCTTTCTCACACTTCTTCTCATCAAACCAACATCTGTCTAATAGTGAACGCACAGCCTGAATACCATCATCAATCATAAGCATAGGAGCAATCTCTACATTCCTAATGCCTAGTCCGTCTAATACCTCTAGCCTTGACTTACCTGAGCCTAGTTCTCTCACTCTAACGTCATGTGGCAAGATGTGCTGTTCATAGATATAACCTTTCTCTTGCAATATCCTAGCATAGTGGTCTAGTCCAACACCTGATGCCTCGTAATAATCAATCACATGTATCTCTGCGCCCACATACTGAGCAAACCATATAGCAGTTGAATCACCTACACCTAAATCCCATGATGTAACAACAGGCTTCTCTCGATTGTATCTAACATCACCTATTCTATCTTCCTCTTCACATCTACGCATCTCTGTCGTGTAGTAAGAGCCTTCACTGAATACTAAGAATCCACCTTCCCAAATATGCTTATACATATCGGGTCGCTTGGCTTTGTCTGATAATCTCTCTTGCTCTAATACTTCAGGAAACCAAGGATTGTCTGTGTAGTTAAGTTCTACTATCTTAGCATCATCAGGTTCATCTAATCTAAAGCGCTCATGTGTTGCTGAATACTTACTCTCAGGATTCCATGTCACCCATATCTCTGAGCCTTCTTCACGCACTGTTGGGACCAACTTCTGCCATGCCATTGCTGACACACCTTCTGCTTCATCTACCCACGCTAATAAGATACGAGCCTTAGATTTAATAGCATCTAGTGAACGTCTTAGTCCTACGAATGTATAAGAGATGTTGCCATCTTTGGACCTAATGTATTTCTCGCCCACCTCATAATAATCATTAAGCCAATCAATAGAACGAATAGCAGTCTTAATCTCTTCTAGTGATGAATCATCTAATGAGTTCATAAACTCACGACCACAAAGTATCTGACCTTGTCTGCCACTCATGCCCCACTGATAACCCTTAATAGCAGTCATTAGTGCAAAGGTCCTTGTCTTACCTGAACCCCTGCCACCGTATGAACCTCTGTATCTTGCTTCTCCCTCAAATACAGGTATTAACTTAGGTGGTAATTCAATCTGTGCTTTGCTCATCCTTAGCCACTAATTCAATTACTGTAGGCTTCATTGATTCGCCTTGCGAGGTTAAGTCTGTATCAACTTTATCGTGGAATCCATGCTTGCCTAATACTAACTTAGTAATCGCTGAATTAAAGGTATTTGACAGTCCGTTATTGATAAGAACCTTCTGCTGTTTTGCTAGTAATTTGGCTAATATGTTCGAAAATTCTTTCTCTTCATCTTTAGCCCAATCATAAATAGTGTTCCTTCTGACATCTAATATTTCAGATAATCCTTCGATACTTGGAATCATATCTCCATGCTTTTCATACTCATCTATGTACTTATATGACCTATCAACCATCTCTTGGTTGTACTTGGTTGGTCTGCCTACTTTACTCATTGTCGTTTTCCCATATTTCGTTATGTGGTTTGATTCTGTATTGCTCGCCTTCAAGGAACATAGGCATCTCTATGTCTTCCCAGTGTCTGTGACTCTTATCGCAACATAGTCTAGCCAACTTCTGAATAGTGTAGCCTTCTGCGAATGCGTGTATCTCTTTAGCCCATTTGTG